TGTAACTCTATTTTGTTAAAAACTTTAAAAATAACTTTAAAGTTTGCAGAAAGTAATGATCAACATGGAACTGTTGATCTATTATCAAGTAGAATTGTATCTCATGAAAAGTATGGGTGGATGTTAAGGAGTATATTAAAATAAATGATAGATAAAACAGAAGACGGGTATGGTGGAAATTCGCGGTTAAAAAGGTCCGGGGATAAGGTTGATTATACAGAAGATCAAACTCGGGAGATAATTAAATGTATTCATGATCCTGTATATTTTATTAAAAATTATGTAAAAATTGTAAATGTTGATCGCGGTCTTGTGCCTTTCGATCTTTATGATTTTCAGGAAGAACTTATAAAAACCTTTAATGATAATCGTTTCAATATTGTGAAGTATCCGAGACAGAGTGGCAAGTGTTTGCAATATCAAGCACTTACGACTCTCCGCAACAAAAAAACGGGTGAAGTTTTTAATATTACTATAGGAGATTTTTATGAGCGAATGTGTAAAGAAAGAAAAGACAACTTACTATCAGAGAAATAAAGAACGCCTTTTACAAAAACAGCGTGATGATATTCAAAAGAAATATGAGAACGCAACAGAGGGCGAAGATTTTGTTGTATGTAAGCTTTGTGGATATAAAGGTGCTGATTTAGGAACACATCTAAAATCTCACGGTATCAACTCTAAAATATACAAAGAACAATTTGGTCAAGATGCTCCAATAAAATGTGATAAGATGTGTAGGAATGTAAGTGGAGAAAAAAATCCTGCTTTTAACCATGGAGGAAAATATTCCCCATTCTCAGAAAATTTCATTTACGCTGATCCTGAAACTATAAAGGCAACCAAGAAGAAAGCTGCTCAATCTAGGGTTGATAATAACAGTAATTCGACAACAATTGAATATTGGTTAAAAAAGACTAATGGTGATGTTTATGAAGCTCAAAAGTTATTGTCAGAAAGACAATCAACATTTAGCCTAGATAAATGTATAAAAAAATATGGTGAGGTTGATGGTAAAAAGAGATGGTTGGATCGTCAGGAGAAATGGCATAAGAATTATAAGAAATCTAACTTCTCAAAAGTGTCTCAGGAATTGTTTTTTGGGATTTCTGAAAAATTAGATGACTTAACCAACATTTACTTTGCCCAATTGAATGATTCTAAAGAGAAAGATTTAAGTGGGGTAAACTATGAGTATAGATTGAAATTAGATAGAGTCCTACTTCCAGACTTTATTGACATCAAAAATAAAAAAATAATAGAGTTTGATGGTGAATATTGGCATGGGGAAAGGAATCAGTATAGTTTCGATCTACTAACGAGAGATGCTGAGAAAGAAAAAATATATGATAAATTTGGATATAAATTATTAAGAGTTAAAGAACGAGATTATAACGATTTTAAAGAAGAGACTATAGAGTTATGCGTGAACTTTCTGAAACAATAGACCGAAAGTATATTGATTCCATAGATTTAAGTGATTGGGAAATAGAGACTGATACTGGTTGGGAAGACTTGACCAGTATCAGTCAAACAGTTATTTATGATGAATGGTATCTTGAAACAGAGAATGGATTAAATCTCACTTGTGCGGACACTCACATTGTTTTTGACCATGATTATAATCAAGTTTTTGTTAAAGATTTAATCCCCAATATTTCAAGAATTATTACTAAGAATGGGGTAGAGATCGTAACAAAGATTAACAAACTCCCCTCAAAATCTAATATGTTTGATGTTTCTATTGCGTCAGATAATCACAGATTTTGGTCTAACAATATCCTCTCTCACAACTCAGTAACAACCATAGCATTTATTTTATGGTCTGTATTATTTAATGATGAATATGTAGTTGCTGTTCTTGCTAACAAAGGTTCTCTTGCTAGAGAGTTGTTAGGTAGACTACAAAAAGCGTATGAGCATTTACCAAAATGGTTGCAACAAGGTGTTGTTGTATGGAATAAAGGTAGTTTAGAACTAGAAAATGGTTCTAAAGTATTTGCATATGCAACTTCTGCTGCTGGTGTTAGAGGGGGAAGTTTTAACTGTGTATTACTTGACGAATTTGCATTCCTTCAACAAGGTTTGGCTGCAGACTTTTTCCAGTCAACATATCCAGTAATTTCATCAGGAAAAACAACTAAAGTTATAATTGTTTCAACTCCAAATGGATTAAATCTATTCTATAAGATGTGGGTTGACGCTATAGAAAAGCGATCTTTATACATTCCAAGCGAAATTCACTGGTCACAAGTTCCGGGTAGAGATGCTAAATGGAAAGAAGAAACTATAAGAAACACATCCGAACACAACTTTGCTGTCGAGTTTGAATGTGAATTTATTGGGTCTTCTAATACTTTAATTTCAGGAAGTAAATTGAAGCTATTGACATTTAGAAATCCAATACTATCCGAAGATGATTTTGATATATATGAACATCCTAAAAAGAATAATTTATATATTTGTGTAGTTGACTGTTCAGAGGGAGTTGGATTAGATTATTCTACAGTAAGTGTTATTGATGTAACACAAATACCATATGTTCAAGTTGCAAAATATAGAAATAATACCATCCCAACATTATTATTTCCTGCTACTATTTTTTCAATAGCTATGAGATATAATGAAGCTTTCGTACTTGTAGAATCTAATAACATGGGGCAACAAATTGTAGATGCTCTACATTATGATTTAGAATATGATAACGTTTTTAAAGTTGAAAATCACAACATAAAAGGCCCAACAATTTCTAGCGGATTCAAAAGGTCTGTCACCATAGGATTGAAAAATACTAAATCGGTTAAGAAGATAGGTTGTGCAAACCTTAAGGCACTTATAGAGGATGATAAATTAATCTTAAATGATTTTGATACAATTTCAGAATTATATACATTTATTAGAGTGAAAGATTCATATTCTGCAGATGAAGGCCAGCATGATGATTTAGTTATGGGATTAGTAATTTTTGGTTGGTTAACAACACAATCATATTTTAAAGAATCTACAAATATTGATATTAGAAAATTAATGACAGAAGAACATGACATGTTGATAGAAGAAAATTTGTCAGCATTTGGAATTATAGATAATGGACTAGATGAAGTTTTAATATCTGATGGACATGATCTATGGAGTTTAGCAGATTTACCACACAATTACCATACCTAAAGTTATAAAAATATAAATATATTAAAAATAACTTAACTAATTTTAATAAAAGGAGAAATCCAACATGGCTATAACCAGTTTATCACCGGGAATCAATATTACAGAAATTGATCTTACTACTATTGTTCCCGCTACAGCAACTTCTACCGGTGCTTTTGCAGGCCCATTTGTGTGGGGTCCGGGAGAAGAAATTACTACAATTTCATCAGAATTAAAGTTGGTTGAATATTTTGGAAAGCCAAATGATGATATAGCGGCATATTGGTATTCTGCTGCAAACTTTCTTGCATATTCGGGAAATTTGAAAGTTGTAAGATCACTTGCAAGTAATACATACAATGCAGTTGAAGTTGGAACGAGTGATTTGCAAATTAAAAATCAAACTGACTATGAAGAAAATTATGCAGATGGTGCAACTACAACTTACGGAACATTTTGTGCAAAATATCCCGGAAAGATTGGAAATACTTTAAAAATTTCTATTTGCCCAAATTCAAATTCATATTATCAGAATGTGTCTTCACAATTGGCAATTTTCACAAGCAATTCTGTAACCTCAACCAATACTACTGTAAACACAACTTCAAGTTTGATCAATTATGTTGCAGAGGGAGATTTGATTCAAATTTCTGACGGAACTTATACATCTGGATATCTTGAAGTTGCAAATGTAACGTCTGGAACAATTACATTCACATCAAACATTCCTAATCCTATAGCAACAGGAGCTGTTATTGAAAAAAGATGGAGATATTTCAGCAGTTTTACAGATGCACCAACAACTTCAGATTTTGTTGCGACAAGAGATGGATCAAATGATGAGATGCATATTGTAGTAGTTGACACTAAAGGATTATTTACCGGAACAAAAAATGCTGTATTGGAAAGATTTGGTTTTGTTTCAAAAGCTTCCGATGCAAAAACTCCAGAAGGTTCTTCTAATTATTATAAGAATGTAATAAATAGCAGATCACAATATCTATATTGGTTGACACAACCAGCATATGGGACAAATTGGGGAGGTGTTTCTCTTGATACTGTATTTGAAGAAACAGTTGATAAAGCACAGTATAACACATTAGGTGGTGGTGAGGATGGAGTTCTGTCAACTGGTGATCTACAAATTTCATATGATCTTTTTGCAAATGCAGAAACTTCTGATGTATCGTTGATTATTTCTGGACCAGCATCGACAGATTTAAAAAATTATATTATTGCCATGATTGAAAGTAGAAGGGATTGTATGGCATTCTTCTCACCGTTGAGAAGTGATTGTGTTGACAATGTTGGACAAGAGCTAAATGATATTATCAATACAAGAAGACTTCTTATGTCTTCATTCTTCGCTGTACATGACAGTGGATGGAAATATCAGTATGACAAATACAATGATGAGTATAGATGGATTCCTCTAAATGGAGATATTGCGGGATTGACTGCTAGAACTGACGAGACATATGATCCTTGGTTCTCTCCTGCTGGTTCTAATAGAGGTATTATTAAGAATGTTGTTAAACTTGCATGGAATCCAGACAAAACAGATAGAGACGAGTTATATCAGCTTGGAATTAACTCTGTTGTAACTTTCACAGGCGAAGGAACACTTCTATTTGGAGATAAAACTCTAACAACAAGACCTTCTGCTTTTGATAAGATCAATGTAAGAAGATTGTTTATCGTTCTTGAAAAGAGTATTTCTAAGGCTTCTAGGTCAACATTGTTTGAGTTTAACGATCAATTTACTAGAGCACAATTTGTTTCAATTGTTGAGCCATACTTGAGGGACGTGAAAGGTAGACGTGGTATTATTGATTTCAAAGTTGTATGTGATGAGACTAATAATACTGGAGAAGTTAT